CCTACCCCTACCCCTACCTCTGCGAAGGGAGGCGGAAAAACAACCGCGAGAGGCGGCCAAGCAACTACCAATAGAGTTCCTCAATTACAGGCTGAATTAGCGCTTGAGCAGCAACTCTTTATGCTGCAAGTACAAATAAATCAAGCTGAGCTGGTCAGTGATCAGAAGCTAGCGGCTGAACTTGCGCTTAAGCAAAACCTCCTAGAGATTGAAGCGCAAATTGCGAAAGTGCAGGCCGGCAAGGGAACGGAGGCAGAGAAGCTTGTCCAGATTGCAATGTTGCAAATCAAGTTAGAGGAGGAGAAATTAGATGCTGCTCATTCAATAGCGATGGAAGAAAAGGAGCGTGTTGAATCATATAAGGAATTAATGGAGGGGATGGATAGGGAAATAGAGTTATTAGAGGAGAAAGACGGCTGGGCTAAAGAGCTACTGAAGATTGAGCAAGAGATTCTGGACCTTAAGAAGGAAGGCTTGCTCGTTACACAAAAAGAAATTGATGCATATAGAGAGAAGAGAAAAGAGAAAGCCGAGGCAGAAGGTAAGAAGGGCGGCGGGAAGATTAAGGCCTATATGGATCAGCTGAAAGCTGAGCTAGGAGATACTGAAGGGATGATTGTCAGTCTTGCTCAGACGGTTGAAGCAGAGCTAGGCAATGCAATGAGTAACGCGATAACAGGACTTATCACAGGAACGAAGACAGCAGAGGAGGCTTTCTCTGAGATGTTTGCAAATATCGGCAAGGCATTTATCGACATGGCCACGCAGATGATTGCGAAAGCTTTAATCATGAAGGCGTTAGGCGTATTAATGCCTGGCGCGGGTGGTGGTGGTGGTGGCTTTACCCCTACTGGGGGATGGGGCAATTTCGGCCCCAAGTTTGCTGATGGTGGCTTTGTTACTTCACCAACCCAGGCAACGGTGGGCGAAGGTGGCGATGACGAATACGTAATTCCATCAAGCAAAATGGAATCTTCCATGGCTCGCTGGAACAGCGGCATGCGTGGCGAATCTGTTGTCGCTGGGGCGAATGCTTCTTATGGCGGTGACGGTCAAGAGATGGTGGATGGTAACGGTGCCACCAACGTGAACATCAGCGGTGGAGTCTTGAAGTTCAATGATGAGGATTACATCAAGGCCGGCCAAGTCCCTGCCATCATCAACCAGGCTTCTGCTGTTGGTGAGAAGAGAGCCTTACGTAAGCTTCAGATGTCGCCGGGAACACGTAGGAAAGTAGGCATATGACCCAATCAACAGTTGCTTTAGAAGACCTAGCTCTTGGGCATTACTTAACTCTGATAAAGCCTGATGAGTCAGAGTTGCGTTTCCAGAATTTCTGGATCGGTGAAACAGCTATCTGGCAAGACATTGGGTGGGTAGGTAGTACCAAGAAATCTCATGTTTTCCTACCTTTTGGGTTCTCCGGTATCTCTGTTAACCGTCAAGGTGACAACGTAGATGCTTCTCTGGTTTTCCCGAACACAGGCATTGCCCGCGGCTTTTTAGACGAAGCAGTCACTCAGAGGTGGACTGCTGTTATCAGGGTTTGTTTGATCGACAATTTGACTGATTCTCAAGATCCACCCACGATGTTGCACCGTTACGTAGGGCAATCAGCCTCTGGAACGTGGACTGATACCGAACTAGGACTAAGGCTGAATTCAATTCTTGATGCTGTGGGCGGTGAAGTTCCAGCTCGTGCCCTAATGCAACGCATGGTGGGTGATATCCCAGCTACAGGGCGCATTGCACTGTTATGAACTCTTAGGGCTTCGATTCCGTCTAGGAGCTGATGGCTCTAACGGAGAGATTGATTGTATTCACATGGTCATGACTGCTTTAGATGACCTAGGAATACCGCGTCCCCCTATGAACTCCGAGTGGTACGCCACCCCGAAATTCACGCATTTAAGGGCACTAAGAGAGTGGGGAGAACCAACCGTTACGCCCCCTTATGATGGCGATGTCGTCTGGTTGCCTGGTAAAGGCCCCACTTTTGCAGTGATATGGCAGCGCGGCACTCTCTACATTCATCGAACACACGAGAAAGTGTGTTGGACACCCGAGGATTTGGGAGAGAGCACAAGACGCTTCCGATACTCCCCTATGAAAGGCAGCTAATTGCAGCCCTTGGTTGCAGTGAGGAGGAATACAGGCATTACCGACGCGAATTAATTAATAAAAACCGGCGGCGCCCTGCCGGGTATGAGCACATCCCTGACATCGTGGCGGACCCTATCACCATTGCTGTTGTGAGCCTGGTCGTTGGGGCGGTCATGACAGGCGTCTCAATGCTTTTGGCGCCTAAGCCGAAGATGCCAAATATGGATGAGCGTGCAAATAAAAAACTTGCCAGCCAGCAGGGCCGCACTCGATTTAATAGCAGCAGCAACTTTGATGGCCTTCAAGGCCTTGGCGAGCTGGGTGCACCGCTTCCGATCATCTTCGGCAAATACAGTCTTTTTGACGATCACCTACCCACCGGTGGCATCTCAGCGACACCGACGCTGTTGTGGTCGCGCATGTTCAGCTACGGGTCACACCAAGGCTTCAAAGCCCTGTACATGTTGGGAGAAGAGATCGCTGACACAGACGAGAACAAGCCTGAGGCCGTAGGAGTTCAGATTGGGACGACTCCAATGGACGGGTTGGCTGAAGCTCAGCAAGCTTTCTACTGGAAGCCAGAAGGTGGCCGGATGGCTCCAGGCGATTTGCTCTGGGGAACCCGTGCGCAACCTGCGGCTGGAGATCCTCAAACTAATGACGATATTTATGCCTGCCCGATCTTCAACGATCCTGACGGCCCAGGCTTCTGCCAAGCATTAAACCCTCCAACTTCTAGCCAATTCGGCGTATTTTCCCCTGTAATGAACGGGACAAGCTGGCGCACTAACTGGCGCGTCATCAGCATTCCCTCGATCTCAGGACCTGATGACCCAGAAGATCGCCTGAAGATGGAAAGCCGCAAGATTGCAGGCGAAGATTCCGACAGCAACGGAATGAAGGGACTAGGACGTGGTTATGGAATCTATATGGGAATCAATGGCCATAACGGGTCTTACCCAGAAGAGCCTCAGTACAAGGTAGAGAGCAGTATCGGCGACACTATTAATTTTGTAATACGCGGCAAAGAGTTATCGGATGGAGATGCTAATTTCGTGGAAAGTTCTGGTGTAACAGCAGACGATATTAATCATTCTCTTAACTCGTTAAGGAGCAATGCTGATGACATCTTGCAGGTTGGAGAGTTGTATATGATTGGCCGCTCGATTTGGCAAGTAACAGGCAGATCAGGTGGAGATGGTGGAGTATGGATAGAAGGGAAAGCTGATGTGAATGTAACGCTGAAATGCATAGAACAAACCAGCCCCTTTGGCGGAACAACAATAGGAATTGCGGGCAGGGTAGCCACTGAAGCGGGAATCACAGAAGAAGGAGGCGAAGATTTTGACCCAGCGAGAGGTTGGGTTGGTCCATCATTCTGGCCTCTATGTAAGGTTGCCTTAGGGGTCTATAGAAACATCCGTCCTACTGATTGCACGGAGTTTGGAATAAGAAGCAATGTCTGGAATCAAGCAAACGGTCTCTGTAATTTCAACAGCGTCCCAACTCCCGATACACTCAAGAAGTACGACGAGAAGAAGGTCACGCTCCAGAGTGGATCGATGAGTAGATACTTTGCTCGCACTTCGTTCTTCACTATCTGGCTCAGACCAGCTGGTCTACAGAATGATGGCAAGCCTTATGAGTGGTCTTGGTTAGGAGAACAGTTCTGCGTAACTGGTTCTCAGCCTATAGACCAATATAACTATATCCGGGTTATATGTAACTCAGGCGAGCCAAAGCAAATGGAGTACCGCTTTATTCCCAAGACAAACTCTGACTTACGTTTTCATTCATCATCGGAATCTGAATATTGGCGATTAAATGTCAGAACCGGCAACACCTTAAGCAAGTCGATGAACACGGAATATGGCAGTTTTACTGTCACAACGGTTGGTGACATTGTCAGAGAGGAAAACGTGCGTGACAACCCTGAGATGTATTCAGCCGGCAAAGCAGAGGCTGCTTATACGGAATGCGTGCCAACGAATCTCACTCATATCAAGTGGCTTCCAGATAACATAACCATTGCTCGCGGGGCAGCCTTTTGCTTTGAACGCTTCGGCGATCCAGATAATCAAAGAGGGTTTACTAAGTCAGATACGTTTACTTATAGCGAGTCAAATGGGCGCGAGCTTGAGATCAAGGTAACAGCTACCTGCGTAAAGGTTGACTGGGACGATTACATCGACCGCTTCAATACTGAATGGGCCTGGTCTATTACTACTTGGGGTGAAGTAACAGGCCACGAGGGGGACTGGGAGCAAGGAGAAAAGATTGAATACATGGAGCAATGTTCCTCTAATAACTATTTCGCCTCGCATGCTGGGTTGACTCAGGTTGGTGCGAAGTATCAAGTAACGGTTACTTGCGAGGAGATCATTGAAAGAGGCAGTATTCAGCGAGTCTTTGAATCCCGCAGCCAAATCTCAGAAATAAGCCATTACGACGAGATGGTGAAGTCATGCGAACAAGGACCGGAACATCAACTTGTTTACGTGAACGAAAGCGTCACCAACACCTATGGGGCACCCGGTTATTACATGAGCACGATGGGTGTTGCTGTTCGCTCAAGCACAGCACTGCGTTCCGTAGATCAACTACGCGCATGGATCCCCAACGGTGTTGATGTCAAGCGCTGGGGTGAAGGAGACCCTCCGGGCACCGATCCTTTCGGTCCAAGCAACTTGTTCTGTGACCTTGTTTATGCCCTGCTAACCAATGAGCGTTTTGGTGTGGGTGGTCTAGGCACCAGCCAATGGATAGACGGCAACACTTTGAGAAAGACGGCCAAGTTCCTAAAGGCAAACCGCATCTTCTATGACGGGGTTATTCAAGAGCGTGTGAATCTACGGACCTACCTCTCAGGATTGGCGCCCATGATGCTGTGCAATTTCGTTATTGCCGGCGGTCAGTTCAGCGTTACTCCTGCCCTACCTACAGATGACAACGGCAACATTGACCCCAGCAACGTGCCGATCTCTGCCATCTTCACTGAGGGCAACATCGTGGATGGCAGCTACGAGCTGGACTATCTAGAAGCTGCAGAGCGAGAAGACTTCCGCGCCGTAATGGTCTACCGCGTCTGCGAGAAGAACAAGCTCCCCAACAGTGAAACTTTGTTGTTGCGCTGGGCTGGAACGGAAACCGAGAAGGCACCAACAGAAACCTTCGATATGACGGACTACTGCACAAGCAAGACGCAGGCCCTCATGGTGGGGCGTTATTTGCTCTCTATTCGGAGGCGTGTAGATCATGTGATCCAGTTCCAGACTTCTCCTGTTGGGTTGAAGTTGGCACCTGGCAACTTCATCAAGGTTGTTACCCAGACAGCGCCTGTCTCCGCAGCATTGAACGCGGTTATCAGTATCGATAACGGTGCCATTTTGGCGATGGATCCTTTGGCGAATGGGACGTATGAAGTCAGTGCTTACCGAGTAGGAGGTCAAGCTGTAGAGGAGTTAACAATCACGGTGGAAGACAACCGGGTAACTGATGAATCGTTATGGGGGACGATCTTCAGCACCATTACCCCCGACGTTGAAGGCCACACCTATCTAGTGGAGGAGATTTCAGTGGGAGAAGACGTTCTTTGTACGATTACAGCTAGCCACTTTCCAATGAAGGATGGCCAGAGCGTTATTGCCACTGACGTTTTATCGCCTGACCTTTTCTTCCCTGATACCACTACTTCTTGATCTATGACTGTCAGTTTTCCTCAGCTAGTACCTAGTACGCGAGCCTTTGGCTCTGGGGACTGGCCGGTAAAAAGTTTCACGTCTCAAGATGGGATGGAGGTTCGCTATCTCTACGGCTCCAAACGGAGAGGCAGAACGCTCGAGCTTGGTTACAACGCAATTCCTGACACCAAGGCTGAGGAGTTTATTGATCACTACGAATCCGTGAAGGGCACCTTCGAGACTTTCATTCTGTCCCTGCCTGGCAGTGGTGATCCTGGTGCGAAGCGTGGGTGGCACGGTGAGGGCTACAGCATTGGTCCATCGGGAGCATTGGAGGCAGGGAGTGCTTATCGGTACGCGGGACCTGTACAAGTAACAAGTGTTCGACCAGGAGTCAGTAACGTACAGGTATCTCTAGTTGCGGTTCTCGTTCCCTAAGCGTATGGGCTACTTTTCAGGGTCATCAGGCAGCATGTATACACGCTCAGGGTCTAGCGACACCTGGGCAAAAGCGGGGAACGTCTCTGCTTGGACTATCTCGTCCAACCTCGGAATGCTGGACGCTACGACTTTGGGTGATACAGATCGAGTCTCCACCCCAGGAGTGCGCACCACGACCGGATCGTGCCAGCTCTTTTATCACCAAGAGACTGCGGGAGATAACACCGGCAATACCGCTTCCACTCTTATTGACACGTTGGTAAAAGCGCGTACGGCTGCGGCTGTGCCAGGTGTAGCTGCTGAGCCTGAAACCGTACAGCTAAGACTTCAAATCGATGACGGCACATCACTAGGGAAGTACATCACCGTTGAAGCTAATCTCACTTCGGCTTCGATGATGTGCGCTGTTGGAGCTGTGTTCAGTGCTGCACTCAGCTTTGAAGTCAACGGCGCTCCTATCGCGGTGAATATGTAATGGCCATTTACCTCGGCGACTCAGGTTCAATTGAACTGGAGCGCACCAGTATCAATGCACCACTCCAGTCGGTCTTAAATTCAGATGATGTAAACGTTCCCCGCCGTCGATTCTCTTTTGATTTCAACAGCGGTTCTCTGCTCAGTGGTGACCGAATAGAGATCAGTACAGAAGGCGGGGAGAACCTGCAGCTGGTAGCAAACCACGCATTCCCTAGTGGCCTCTGGTTCGTTCACGTTGACAGTGCTGGGGGCTGTCGTCTTTTTGAAACCTTTGATGAAGCTATTAACGGAGAAATAGATAATGCCTTAGAGCTAGTGGCACCTACTGCTGCTCAATCTATAGAAGTTGAAGTCAAGAATGCCAAGTATCGTTTCGTTGCACAGATACAGGATTACAGCATCACCACAGCAAGAGAGACTATGGATCTCACCGCAATAGGCGAGGAGTTCAGAAAGCAATACGCCAGCGGATTGATCAATGGACAAGGAAGCTTGACTTGTTTGTGGGATTACGAAAGAGGCTTATGCGAAAAGCCTGAGGGAGTAGAACTACCGCACTATTTTGCGCAGTTAGTAATAAGAACTCAATTAGGGGCAGCTTTTAAGGGCCTCTTCTATCTCCGAACTCCTGGGAGCGACCCCATTACTCAACAACAGGTGATAGGAGATAGCGATGAATTCCTTTGGTACGAGGCTTTGTGCGTCGTTACAAACGTCTCGCTCAACTTCGCTCCGGCCCAGCTTTTGCGTAGCTCTATTCAGTTCGTCACCACCGGGCCTTTCCAGCTGAAGACCGGCACACCTCCTGGCCATCTACTGCAGCAAAGCGGTAGCTGGATCTTGCAGGAAGACGATGAACCCATCAAGCTGCAGGATCCTTTGTAAGTGCATGTGTTACCCCTACTTAGGAGCCTTAGACTGTGTGCAGCGTCGATAAAGGCTGACTAGTGCCCGACAAAAAGATTAGTGAGCTGCCCCCTCTAACGGGTAGCTCTCTGCAAGCGGCTTATCCCATCCCGATTGTTAATGACTCTGCGAGTGAAACGCAGAAGGTCACTGCAAAGGACTTGATTCAGTACGGGGTTGCCTTAATTGATGACGATTCAATCCCAAGCAGCAAGGTCAATGGCGTTATCGCTGACGGCTCGATAAACACTGCCGCACTGGCTGATCATGCAGTTACAGGCATCAAGCTGGCGGATGACTCCAGCTGCGTCGTTGAAGTCAACCTCCCTGCTACCGGTCAGTTCCAAGGCCAGTTAGCTATTCGTACTTCAGACAACAAGACCTTTGTCTGGGACGGTTCAGCTTGGCGTAATCCCAAGGCGGCTGGCAGTGTCAACACAGTTACAGGCGACGGGACGGGCCTAGTTCCTGTTGCCACTTCAGTCACTGACGACGCAGTAACAGTTACTGCGTCGTTGGCCAATAGCAGCGCCGCTGCTCAATTCCTGGCCGGTCCTACGGGTTCAGCTGGGGTGATGTCGGCTAGACCCATCGTGGGGTTAGACCTGCCAGTTGCTACCGATAGTGATCAAGGCGTTGTCGTTGCAGGCAATGGCCTGACGATGACCGGCAGTGTCATTGGCATCAATAACACCGTTGTGGCTAACGCAGCTCGAAGCCTGGTTACTTATGACGCCTATGGACTAGTTACCTCTGGCAGTCCAATTCTTGGAATAGACCTGCCTCTTGCAACCAACAGCACGGTTGGTGTTGTCTATCCGGGCCCGAATCTAAGTGTTGACGGCAGTGGTCAACTGCTGTTCTCCAACTCCATCAGCCCTGGAACGTTCGCCAAGGTCACAGTCAACAATGTTGGCTTGGTCACTGCCGGCCTGGATCTTGAAGTCACTGATATTCCCAACATCCCAGCAGAGAAGCTAACCAGCGGCTTCTTAGATGTCGCCCGGATTACAGACCACAGCCTGGAGATGCTGAAGCTCGCTGACTATGCAGTCAGCTATATCCAAGAGGAGCAGCCATCTGTTGTCGATCAGAACCTAGCGATTGGTTGCTACTGGTATCAGCCCAGCACGGGCCAGCTTCGTATCTATGACGGCAACTACTTTGCACCGGTTGGCTTCGGTCGCTTAAGCCAAGAAAACCTGCGCTGGGGCGGGATCATAGATGCCGCTACAGGATTGATTACAGGCATAACTTCTCTTGGTCAGCAGGATGGTCTAGAGATTGGCCAGCCTCTGTCACAGCCAAGCGACAACCTTGGTGGTCTCTACGTAGTAGTTGACACAGCTGGAAGCAACATCAGCGTTCCAGATATTGCTGGGGTTGCCTTTGATCCTGGCGATTGGGCCTTATGCATTAACGAGGCTGAGGGTTGGACTCGTATCGACACGTTGAATGGCGGCGGTACTGGTGGGGTTGACTTGTTGAGTCAGTTACTGGATGTGAACGTCAACAGCCCAGCGGAAGGTGATCTGCTGGTCTATGGCTCAAATGCCCAATGGGATAACGTCAGCACTCTTGATGGTGGCGGGTATTAAGCCTCTCTAGGCGTAATAGACTGGGATCACCTCTGTATAGAGGCGTTCTCCGCCAGTATGGCAAATGGCAACACGTATCAGGCTGAAAAACAGCACGGTTCTGAACAAGGCTCCTCTTTCCGCAGATCTGGAGATCGGTGAGCTAGCTATCAACGCGAACGTGGGTTCGCCTGGCGCGTACATCAAAGATTCAGCCGACAACATCATCAAGATTGCTGGATCGGGCGTTGGCGAGATCCCGACACTTCAAGAAGTAACAGACGAAGGCGCCGTTACTACTCAGGAAATTACGGCAGCCAAGTTTATTGGGAACGGATCACAGCTCACAGCTATTGATCTTCAGCAAGTAACTACAGCCGGAACCGTAACAACAACAGGGGCAACTTTTGGCGGAACAGTAACAGCAAATCTATTTTCTGGCTCTTTGCCTTATAGCGATTTAACTGGCACGCCAACCATTCCAACTGACAATAGCCAACTAACAAACGGCGCTGGCTACTACAAAAGTGGCGACAGCCCCAGCTTTGCGACGGTAACAGCAACTGTGTTTGACCTCTCTGCGTTGCCATCACTGCCATGAGCACCCCAGTCGATACTGACATTTATCTAGTTAACAGAGGCGGTTCCTCTTTCACTGTTACCCAGGAAAACATCATGGCTGAGCTACAGGATACAGATCTTCTGTTGGTAAATAGGGCTAACGCCAGTTGCAAGATAACCGGCGCAGATTTCAAGGCTTCGGTTGTGCCGCCCAATGTTGCGCCAGTAATCGCTAGTGCCTTATTAACTGAGAACTCGCCTGGGGGTAGTCGTTTCGGTGGTGAGAGTTTTACAACGACAATGACTATGGATCCAGAGGGCACGCCTCTTTCTACAAAGTATTTAAAACCCTATGTGCTTGGTGCCATCACTCTGTATGGGCAGACCAGCTCTATTACTGATGTTACTCAAGGTGGCTGGACAGCAGCTTCCGCAACAGAAGCAATTAATTGGCGAGCAATTACCTATGGCAATGGCAAGTTTGTTGCTACCTCAGAAAACGGAACCAATCAGGTGATGTGGTCAGTGGATGGTATTAGCTGGAACTCTGCTTCTCCCGCAACAAACAAGTATTGGGATGCAGTCACCTACGGCAACGGTAAGTTTGTTTCTGTCGCTCAAAACTCACCAGCGTCCACCCAGGTGATGTATTCCACCGATGGAATCACCTGGAGTTCTGCTTCTGCAATAGAAGGAGAAGACCACATATGGAGATCAGTCACCTATGGGGACAACAAGTTTGTTGCTGTCTCTAGTAGTGGAACCAATCGTGTCATGTATTCCACTGATGGTATTAACTGGAATCCTGCTTCCGCAGCAGAAGCCAACACTTGGTATTCAGTCACCTATGGAAACGGCAAGTTTGTCGCTGTCTCTACCTCTGGCACCAACCGGGTGATGTATTCCGCTGATGGCATCAACTGGAATGCTGCTTCAGCGGCATCTGCCAGCGGCTGGCGATCAGTTGCTTATGGAAACGGCAAGTTTGTTGCTGTCTCAACCATCGACCCCAACCAGGTGATGTATTCCAGCGATGGTATCAACTGGAACTCTGCTTCTGTGGCAGAAGTCAACACCTGGCGATCAGTTACCTATGGCGGCGACAAGTTTATTGCTGTCTCTAGTGACGGAACCAATCGTGTGATGTACTCCACCGATGGCATCAACTGGAGTTCTACTTCCGCAACAGAAGCCAACACTTGGTATTCAGTCACCTATGGGGATGGCAAATTTGTTGCTGTCTCAGACACTGGAACCAACCAGGTGATGTGGTCAGTTAGTGGAACATCTGATACCACCCTAACCCTCACCAATGATCAGGACTTAGGTTATTTCGAGGTTGGTGATGTAGTCGATGATGGTGCCACAGTAACCGCAATTGATGCATCAGTTCCTTCAATTAGTGTTGATGGTGGAACGTGGGCTGTGGGTGAGGTTGTTACTAATACCGTGGAACGTCAGGAAGTAAATATCCCAACAACAGATACGATTACATCCAGCACGACGG